AGCATCTTCCGTCCTCACTGAGGAAAGTAGATGGTAACAACCAGATTAGAAGGTGCTTATTGATGGGGGCGTTTTAGATTCGACAGATAACTGAAAGCATGTGGAGAATAGGTGCGGGAGCTACCTTAAATGCAACAAACTTAATAAATGCCAACGATGAAGCATTTGCTCTAGCCGCATAGGTTAGATGAGGTATGGGCACCGCCTTATAATCAAATGGGCCCATTTTGACACATCACACACACACAAGGAGATAAATATGTCAAATCCGTATGAACTAAGATTTTCCATCTTAATGGAAGCAAAAACCACACTTGTTGATGAGTATCATGCTAAATCGCAACAACTCTTGGACAAGTACTACGCATTGAAAGACTCAGGAGAATCTGTTGAGTTTCCTGATTTACCTAAGTATCCTACCTTTGAAGACATAGAAAATCTATGTACGAAAATGAATGCTTTTGTAAGTACTAAGTAAGATTAAGGTATGGGTTCCACCTTAACGGGCCTAAACTAAAGGAACACAATCATGTATATAGTAGAAGATACACTTGCTATGCTATTTGCAGTATTATTTCTTAGCGCAGTAAGTATGTTTGCTTATAATGAAAGTGATGAAGAACCAATAGATGTAGTAGAAGTAACACAGACAGTTGAAATCATTCCTTCTTGGTATGACTTTGCACACGAAGAGACTGAATGCTTGGCAACAAACATTTATTTTGAAGCTCGTGGAGAATCATACGAAGGTCAAAAAGCAGTAGCGTTTGTCACACTAAATAGAGTAGATAGTAACAAGTTCCCTAATGATATCTGTTCAGTTGTGTATCAAGCAAAACATTCAGATTGGTGGGCTGAACACAAAGATCGTTTAGTTCCTATTCGCAATCAATGTCAGTTCAGTTGGTATTGTGACGGCAAGTCAGACAGAATACGAAACTCTTCTGATTATCAAAGAATATATACTCTTGCTGCTGAAGTTATTACAGGCCGACACGAAGACAATACAGATGGTGCGCTTTGGTATCATGCAAACTATGTCAATCCAGACTGGCGCCTCGCATACGCTAAAACAGTAGATATTGACGATCATATCTTTTACAAATAACTTGACATATCCTCTCAATAATGTATAATAGTATTATGAATGAAGAAACCTCAGCAAGAATATTAGTAACAGGCGGATGCGGATTTATAGGATCTCATCTTGTTGATAGGTTATCTGAGATTGGATTTGAGGTTTTTGTAGTAGATGATTTGAGACAAGGTGAGTATGTTTGGGATCGTCCTAACATACAGTATTTCTTTGATGATGTTTCTACATCTAATATCATTGAACAAATACCACGCCCTTTGGCTATCATTCATCTTGCTAATAGCCCTCGTGTTAGACGCTCGCTTGAAGAGCCTAGAGATACGATAGATAATAACATAACTACAACAACTGCTGTTGCTGATTGGGCAAGACACTGGCAAACATATTTGTTCTTTGCTACGTCTTCAAGCACACAGTATAAGGAGTCAGTCAATCCTTATACTTGGAGCAAAGCAGCTTGTGAAAGTATTCTAGATATGTACGAAGAGCTTTATGATCTGAAGTTTATGAAAATGTTCTTCTACAATGTGTATGGCCCTAGAGAAGCAGACTACGGACCTTACAGCACAGTTATACGAAAGTTTAAGAAAGATTATTTAGAAGGAAAGCCTCTTACTATTTTTGGAAACGGATCTAAAGAAAGAGACTTTACACATGTTGATGATGTAGTACAAGGGATATTGCAGTTGTTAGTAGACCCTACTCACCGTAGCGAAGTGCATTTTGGCAAAGGTGATCCTAAGACGATACTATCAATTGCAAAGCGATTCAATACTTCAATCGTTCACAGTTTTGATAAACCCGGTGAAGCGCAATCTACACTTTGCAAAACGCCATATATAGAATGTCCTAATGATGTCTTCAGTTACATAGATAACTGGTTGAAGGAGAACACGATTGACAATTAGAGTAGTAAACGAATTTATGGCTAACCCAGAAAAACTAACAGACGTTTTTATTATTACAAAAAAGTTTAATACACCGAGTGAGTTTTCTCAGCACATTGAACGTAGAGCAGTTCACACTCATTCTACATGTATGGACATTTTGTTAGACTATTGTGCTACAAATGATATCGAAATTGAGAGTGTAAATAAACTTCTCAGTACTAGTCTCAAAGACAAGTTACAAGCAGAAGCACAGGACTTAAACTTACTGAAGGTGAAGGCAAATAAACTACCTTTTTAATATGGACCCATTTGAAGTATATAAAGTGTACATGGCACTCAAACTACACTTTACTACAAAGAGTTACGACATCACCCAAACTAAAGGTGCTGTCCGAGCAAAGAAAGAAACTTTCCTAAAGCGAAAAGATATATTGTCTTTTCGTAAGTTGGCAAGGGACTTTAAAAGATCTGAAATTATCGACATACTAGTTGCTAACTTTGTTAGTGGGGATAAGTGGGGCGGCATCTTTGATGCACAATCACTAGAAACTCACAAAAAATGGTTGACAACTAAACAAAAAATGTTGTATAATTTCGGTACAGACTTAGATAATATTCTATTTCGTATGGAGAAGGATGATCTAAAGTCTGGTGTAAGTGAAGGCACTCATCCGTTGATTTTCAGGATGTATATGAGTCGAGATATCAATTTAGAAACATTAGTTATGTTAGAAAAATTGAGACCTTATACTGAAAATTATTATGATGATTTCGTACTAGAAGATGTATGTCTTCTTATTAGCAAGTACAAACCCTTTGTTCGTTTTAACAAAGAAAGTATGGCACTAAAGTACGAAGACAAATTGAATGAAATTTACGGTAATGAGTTTTAATACAACGCAATATAACGCTATACAACTATACAACTATACAACGCATACTAGGAGAAACAATATGTCGTTCAATTCTTTATCTGATCTACGTAAGGCCCGTGGTAACTTCGATTCACTCATGAAAGAAGTTGAAAAACTTGATGCACCTCAGCAAAACAACCGAGGTGATGACAATGAGTGGAAGCCAACCGTAGACCAAGCAGGTAATGGCTATGCCGTTATTCGCTTCCTCCCTGCTCCACAAGGCGAAGACATGCCGTGGGCACAACTTTGGAATCACGGCTTCCAAGGACCAACTGGTAAGTGGTACATCGAAAACTCACTTACTACACTCAAGCAAACTGATCCAGTATCTGAACTAAACTCAGAGCTTTGGAACAGTGGTGTTGAATCAAACAAAGATGTGGCTCGTAAGCAGAAGCGTCGTCTCTCTTACTACGCTAACATTCTTGTAGTCGAAGATTCAGGCAATCCTTCTAACAACGGTAAAGTATTCCTTTACAAGTTTGGTAAGAAGATCTTTGACAAGATCAAAGATGCAATGCAGCCTGAGTTCCAAGACGAAGATCCAATGAACCCATTCGACTTTTGGGATGGCGCTAACTTCAAACTGAAGATTCGTCAAGTAGAAGGCTATCGCAACTACGACAAGTCTGAGTTTGCAGCTCCTAGCCCTGTCGCAGCCGATGATGCAGAGATTGAAGCTATCTGGGCAAAACAGCATTCACTTGCTAAAATTATTGACCCAAGCAACTTCAAGTCTTATGATGAACTCAAGAAGAAACTAGACTTCGTACTAGGCTCTTCAACACGAGTAGGTACAGCGGAAAGCATCTCATCTATCACAGGTGATTCTGCTGACGATAGCTTCATGAAAGACGTAGCAACAGCTACTGCATCGGTTACTGTTACTGCAACTGAAGAAGACGATACAATGTCGTACTTTGCTAAACTTGCAATGGATGACTAGTAGATAGTTACAC